TCGATATTGAATTCTTGATTACTCCAACAGGAGCATCCTTCGAAAATATCTAAATTCAATCAAGGTGGGAGGAAACTCCCACCTTTTAGCCTTTTAATATAATATGAGTAGACTAATAACAGAGGGGTTTGATGATGTAGGATTACCTACTCTCAAATATTATGCTTTTGATTGGGACGACAACTTGATGTTCATGCCAACAAAAATTATTGTGAAAGATGACAATGGTGAGGAGGTCGAAATGTCGACCGAAGATTTTGCAGAATATCGCAGTCGGATTGGAAAAGAACCTTTTCCCTATAAAGGAACCACTGTTGTTGGATTTGCGTCTGACCCTTTTAGAAATTTTGGAACTAAAGGAGATAAACAGTTTCTCTTGGACTCCATGAAAGCTAAACCAGGTCCTGCTTGGGCAGATTTTATCGAAGCCGTCAATAATGGTTCGATTTTTTCTATTATAACCGCAAGAGGTCACAACCCAAATACCCTAAAGGAAGCGGTATTCAATATGATTGCATCCAACCATATGGGTATCAACAAAGACTTATTAATTAAGAATCTTAGAAAATTCCGAGACTTTGTGGGTGAAGACAATGTCAAACCTCAAGAAATGATTCGTCAGTATTTGGATTTATTAAGATTCTACCCTGTATCATTCAATCAAGAAGGGTCTGCACAAAGTCCTGAAGAATTAAAGGTTGACGCGATGAAAGAATTTATATCACACGTTAAATCTGAGGCACAAAAATTAGGACAAAAAGTTTATCTAAAAGATGATGTCAAAAATAGATTTGTACCAGAAATAGGTTTTTCAGATGACGATATAAGAAATGTAGAAGTTATGAAAAAGCATTTTGAAGATGAACCATCATTAAGAACTTATTCTACTGCAGGAGGAATTAAAACTAGATATTAGAGATATAATTTTTTTGAAAACAAAGTCAATACAAAAATTTTTCTCTACAAAGTATTTATATGAAAATAAACTAAAACAAAGAAACAAAAAAATATACCATGGCTGACTTATTAATGAAGATGCCGGTTCCATATGAACCAAAAAGAACCAACCGATTCATTCTGAGATTTGATTCTACTCTCGGTATTAATGAATGGTTTGTAGAATCATCAGGGCGACCTAATATCGATATTAACCCAGTGGAAATCCCTTTCCTTAACACCTCAACATTTGTTGCTGGAAGATTTAAGTGGAACTCTATAAATGTAAAATTCCGTGACCCAATCGGACCATCTGCGACCCAAGCTCTTATGGAGTGGGTTCGTTTACACGCAGAATCTGTGACAGGTCGTATGGGATACGCAGCAGGATACAAAAAAAATGTGGACCTCGAAATGTTGGACCCAACAGGAGTTGTTGTGGAAAAGTGGATTTTGGAAGGTACTATGATTACCAAGACCGCTTGGTCAGAAGTTAACTACGGAACGGACACACTCGCAACTTTGGATGCGACACTTCAGATGGACCGTTGTATTTTAGTTTATTAATTTTCTCTTTACTTTTTATTGTTGATTAACAAGTAAGGAGTGGTATATTTAACACAGGGGACTAATTCTCCTGTGTTTTTTTTTATGGATGATGCAATGAAAGTGGGTCAACAAGACTTTAGTTTACCCCATGATGTGGTGAAACTTCCCTCCCAAGGAGTTTTCTACAAATCAAAAAAGAAATCGGTAAAGGTCGGTTTCCTAACAGCGGCTGATGAAAACATAATTCTATCTTCACCCGCTGAAGATATGGTTATGAATTTGATTAGAAGTAAGGTATATGAACCGGACTTGAGACCAGATGAAATGTTGAATGGAGATATTGAAGCAATTCTTATATTCTTAAGGAACACTGCATTTGGTCCTGAATACAAGATTTCTGTGTTAGACCCCACAACCAACAAAAGGTTTTCGTCATCCATTCAGTTGGATGAATTAGATTTCAAAAAATGTGAAGTTCAACCTGATGAAGATGGTACTTTTACTACAATACTACCAAAATCAAATGTCAGTGTTAAAATAAGACCACTAACCTACAAGGAAATTACCGAGATTAATAGGATGGCAGAATCCTACCCAACAGGCAGACCGGCTCCGAAAGTAACGTGGAAACTCAACAAACAGATTGTATCTCTTAATGGAGACCCAAATCCACAAAATATCGCAAAATTTGTCGAATCCATGCCAATTATGGATTCCAAACACATTAGGAATTTCTTGGTAGATAATGAGCCAGGATTAGAATTAACAAGAACAGTTTCAACCCCGTCAGGAGAAAAGGTAGATGTGAGCATCGCCTTCGGGGTTGAATTTTTTCGGGTTTTCTTCTGATTACGGAAAATATCAATTAGATGAATTTTTTGTCCTTGCTAAAGGACTTAATGTTTCTTGGTCGGATTATTTGATAATGCCGACATACGCTAGACGGTACCTCTTACAAAAAATTGCGGACATAAAAAATGGTTGATGATTCTATTTATTAGGAACATTAATTTGATATGCAAACTAATCCTCCACCAACAGGACCCACATCAGGGGCTTTGAATCCAAACCAAATTAATAATATTAATAATGCCACTGGTACCATTAAGGATATGCAGGCGGCGATAGAGAATGCCTTTAATTCTTTGGCAACAAGGACTGAAGGATTAGAAAGACTTTATACAGAGACCAATGCAAGAATAGCAAGAACCTTTGGTACGACACAACAAGCAATTGTTGGGTTAAGACAAGAGTTGGCAATTGCCACACCAGAAATAGTTGCTTTGGGAGGAAAGGCGGAAGATGTCGCGACAATACAAGAAGAAATTGCGAAATCATTAAACACAAACGTTATCACTTTGGGTGAAACTGTTTCAGACTTATTTGCAGCAGGAAAGGCGGTAGGACTTACTGCGGCAGAATCGGGTCAAATGGTTGCTAGTTTCCAAAATGCGGGTATCCAAACAGAATTCATCAAGGACAACATGCAAGAAACTGTAGATATTGCGAGAAACGTTGGAGTGAACACAAGTGCTGTTTTCGGATTAGTGAATTCAAACTTGGAAAACATTAATAGATACGGGTTTACCAACGGAGTTCAAGGACTTTCAAGAATGGCCGCACAAGCTGCCGGTTTAAGAATCAATATGAACGAAATTTTTGGTTTTGCCGAAAGGGTATTCAACCCCGAGGGTGCAATCGAAATGGTTGCATCATTTCAAAGACTTGGAGTCGCAGCCGGTGACTTGGCTGACCCATTTAGACTGATGTATCTTGCGTCCGAAGATACGGAAGAGTTACAAAACCAAGTGGTTAAGATGACTGAGAAATTTACCTATTTCGATGAGACCACTAAAGAATTCAAAGTTTTCCCGAATGCAAAACGAGACATGAGGGAGATTGCCAAGGAAACGGGTATTGCCTACGAGGAGTTAGTTAAGATGTCAATCGGTACACAGAAACTAAACATGATAGGTAAAGATTTCAAAATTGCCGGACTTAGTGAAGAGGATAAAATGTTAGTAGCTAACTTGGCTACTTACTCTAAAGAAAAAGGTGGATTCTCAGTTAAAGTAGGAAGAGAAGAAAAATTAGTGTCAGAATTATCTCAAGAGGATATTGAAAAAATTAGTGCACAACCAGCGACTCTCGAAGATATTGCTGAAGCACAACTCACCGAAAGTGAACTTCAAACCGCTCTTTTACAAACATTAGTAGATAGAGTAGCCTCTGTTGGGGCTGGTGGACGAGCCGCTGCTGATACTCGAGAAGTTTTAAGAGCCACAATAGCCGCGGGTCGTCAAGCTGAAGGTGCGGCTCTTGGAAATCAAAGACGAGGTATTGAAGAATTTGATAAATTCTATCAGGAAACCGGAAAATCCCTTACAGATTTGATAAGTGGTGAAGGAGGGTTTACTCAAGTGAGTGAGGTGTTCAAAAGAGCTGGTGTGAATTTTGAGACAAGTCTGTCTCAGATATCTTCAGCTATCGGAAACGTCGATTATAGTGGTGTTGCAAGTAAGTATATAAGTTCCGGTAACAAAATTGCTGAGAGTGCTAGTGCCGCTTTTGACAAAATTATTGATGTAAGTCAAAAAGCATCCGCAAAAATCGAAGAATTATTTGATGTAAAATTACCAAGTGTTACAAGTGCAACATCTGTGCAACCAACGAAAGTTGAATTTGGTGACTTAACTTATACTGGTAATCTCAATATTAATCTCACAACACCAACAGGAACTTTTTCAAACCCTGCTGACATGGACAAACTAACATACGATTTATTTAACAATGAGACATATAGAAAGTCTCTACAAAGTATGATGGGTGAATTTGCCAAACAAGCAAATTATAGTACACTACCAAATTCTGCGACAGCATAAAATCAATAATATTCTATTTATAGGAATATCATAAAAGGATGCCAAGTCAGTTAACCTTTGCCGCAACAAAATTATTAAGAGATAAATTACTCTTAAGAAACCTTGTTCCCTATAACATACCAGGTGCTTTTACTCCAAGTTCTTCACCAGCATTAGGTCCCTTGGTTCAGAATGACTTTAGTGTCGTAGATTCTCCAAACTCCCTGATTGGTGCTAATCCATTTGCAAACAATCTTTATAAAAATAACGAGTTCGGTCCTGAAGGTGGTTACGAATTAGATATCGACGGATTAATTAATCAATTACAACCCGTTCTACCAAACAGAGGACCATATGGTGCATATCCACCATTTACGAATGCCATCCAAGAATACTCCACGTCTTTTCAGAAAAGACAATATATCAAAAACGAATATACCCCTGATATAGGATTCATAAGATA